GCTTTGTAAGGAGGCAAAACGATGAAGAAAGAATACTTACAAGGATTTTGGCATGGATGGAGTTCAGCTATGGCTGGAGCCGTTATTGTATGGATAATTTTCATGGTTTTTCTTAAATGAAAATTATAGGGGAGGGGAACAATGGTACAAATACAATTCCAGATGAAGGAAGAAGTAATGGATGCGCTGAAAGCCGAAGCCGCGAAAATGGGAATTACACCTAACCTTCTCGCTCGGCTTATCATGCACGAACACTTTAATCTGCCGGATGCGGAATCAAAATCGTATACCTTCACCGCCGAAAACTGGCAAGAAGTTGAAGCGTATGTCAAAGCAAAGCGGCTGGGCAGTGTGGAAGTTTTTGTCGGTTTTGCCATGAATCAATACATGACCAAATACCCGCTTAAAAAGGGCCAAAAAGGGCATATCGAGAAAAATATCGGCTAGGCCGGTATACATCGCTAGGCTGTACAGCCTAGCGGCTCTATGGGGAGATTAAAATGGGTTCAGTGATGACCGAAAACAGGCGCAATAAGCTCATTCAGCTTGTCCACATTGGAAAGGTCAAACTAGGCATGGATGATGTGGCTTATCGCGCTTTTCTTGACGGAGTTTGCGGCAAGGATTCCGCAGCCAAAATGACGGTGAGGCAACTGGAGCAGACGTTAAAAGCCATGCGGAAAAACGGCTTTGTGCAATTACCGAATCGTGTAAAGCCGGAAGAAAAAGGCGGGGCAACATTGGAGCAACTTGAATATATAAAAGGGATGTGGCAAAAATGCGCCCGGAATAAAAGCGATAAGGCGCTGCTTTCCTTTGTGTATCGAATCGCCCATGTCAGATCACTTCGCTTCCTTACGGTTCATACCGCACAGGATATAATTCTGGCACTTCGGGATATGATGAAAAAAGCTGGTTTTGATCCCGATACTTCGGAGGTTCTTAATGGCTAAGAACCGTGACAACGCTTTAGTGGAAGATTTGATCCTTGCCTGTACCGGTGACGGAATTGCTTCGGATACGGCGCAGAAAGCGATCCGCGCTCTTTGCAAGTTTTACGGAGGGCAGATGATTTATATTCCGGTAAAAAAGGAAAATGGAACATCTGCGGAAAACTTGCGAGGTGTCCTTGCGGATGCGGTAGGTGACAGTGCCGCTGAAAAAATCCTTGGCAAGATTATGTCGCTTTACGGACAGATGCAATTGTATATTCCTTTGGAACGGAAGGCTTTCCGAAAAATCATCGCTCTTGAAATTTATGAGCGTTATGGTAATGATGGAAGCAATATGAACGATCTGGCCAGGTCTTACGGTATCAGTTTTACGCTTGCTTATAATTTATGGAAGCTGGGGCAACACGAAAAATTACAACCTTCAATGCCTTATCTTCCATTCTTAGAGATGGCAGGCAACAATAATTCTGATTAGTACAAAAAAGCGCTTTTAATTCAATAGGCTGTCGGTATGGAAATTACTGACAGCCTTTTTTTATCCCTTAATTTTGAAGGGACATTGCCAACTTCCATCGAACTCATACCAGCCGGGGCCGTGATCCAAGGCCGGGACGGACGCAAGTGGAAAAAAAGCAATCCTCAAAAATTAATTCTCAATTCTATGAATCGGCTTTCCCGGTTGGTTATTGACGAAAATCACTCCACCGATCTGGCGGCCCCGAAGGGCGGCTCCTCTCCGGCAATGGGCTGGATGACCAACTTGCGTACCGGAGAAGGCGGCTCAATCTTGGCCGATGTTGAATGGACAAAGCGCGGCTCGCAAGCAATTTTGAACAAAGAATACAGTTTTATTTCCCCTGTTTTTTTACACGATGACCAGAGTGAGATTACTGTGGTTCTTCGGGCAGGACTAACCAATTCACCAAATTTGCAATTACCGGCGTTAAATGCCGAACACAGTTCGGACAAGCCGGAAAAAAATAACACGGAGGTATCCATGAATAAAGAATTATGCGCGGCTTTAGGTTTAAGCGAAACCGCCACGGAAGCGGAAGTCATTGCCGCTGTCAAAGCCTTGAACGCCGCCAAGTCCGGTACGGCACAGACGCAGACGGACACATCAAAGGTAGACCTGGCCGCATACGCGCCCAGAGCCGATCTGAACGCGATGGAGGCGAGGGCAGTTGCCGCTGAAAAGCAACTTGCCGATCTTAACGCCGCCAAGATCAAACAGGAAGCGGAAACGGCGGTTGACGAAGCAATCAGGAACAGGAAGATTGCCCCGGCAAGCCGGACAGAGTACTTGGCTCTCTGCTCCACCAAAGAAGGTCTTGAGTCTTTCAGAAAGATAGTTGCCGCTTCACCGGCGATTATTAGCACAGAGACCCAGACACCGGAAAGTGCGCCTTCAACTTCGGGAACCGTAGCTTTGAACGCCGAGGAAAAAGCGATGGCCAAAGCGATGGGCTATACCGAAGAAGAATACAAAAAAGTCATCGGCAAGGAGGGCAAATAAATGATTATCACCAATACTGTCTTAAACGGACTGCGTACCGCATTCCGGGAAGAGTTCCGCACACGGTTGTTGGAACTTGACGCGAAACCTATCTGGAAACTGCTGGCCACAATCATCTCGTCCAGCACGAAGAGTAATACCTACGGCTGGCTGTCGGCGTTTCCCCAGATGCGGGAATGGGTAGGCGACCGTGTTATTAAAGACATGGCGGAAGCCGCATACCAGATTGTCAATGAAAAATGGGAATCTACCCTCGGCGTTATGCGAACTGACATCGAAGATGACAATCTTGGCCAGTACCGGGTTATGGCGCGTCACATGGCCGATGAGTTTGAGCGGTTTATGAACCGGAAGTTGGCGCTTCTTATCGTCAACGGTTTTTCCAATCTTTGTTTTGACGGTCAAAAATTCTTTGACGGCGAACATCCGGTTTATCCAAATACAGACGGCACAGGAANAGCAACCAGCGTTTCCAACATTATCGGTAANGGTCTGGAGACCGGAAAGCCCTGGGCGCTGTTATGCCTNTCGGGAAGTCTCAAGCCATTTATCGTCCAGCAACGCACCTTGCCGGAATTTGAAGAGATCACCGACACCAAAAACGAAACGGTCTTTATGAAAGACCAATACCTTTACGGTATTCGTTATCGGGGCAGTTGGGGATATGGCCTCTGGCAACAGGCTGTGGGTTCCAAAGCTGATCTCACTACCGCCAATTACGAAGCGGCCCGGCTCGCCATGCAAACATTCAAACGGGACGGCGGNGATCCGNTGGGCATTATGCCGACACACCTTATTGTAGACCCCACAAATGAAGCGGCGGCCCGCGCAATTCTGTCAAGGGAACTCATCAATGGCGGTGAGTCAAACCCCAATTACCGCACAGCGGAACTCGTAGTGGTTCCTCATCTGTAAAAGGAGAGAAAGATGAATAAAGAAGAAATTATCCCTTTGATTGAAAAGCTGGACGCTGAACCGGACAAAAAGAAACGCAAAAATATTGTTGACGATCTCTGTAAAGAGAGAGGCTTGAAATCCGATGATGTGTGGAAACAGATTGAAGAAGTCAGAGCCATTATATCGTCTAACGGGAATCAAAACAACAACGATCCGACCAACGGCAACAAAGACGAAAAAAAGAAAGTGGTTTTGGTTTCTCATAAAACAACGTATGAAAAGTACCGCTGCGCCGGATTGGTACTGACGCGAAAACCGGAAAATCATCTTGTTACCGCAGAGCAATTGGTAAAACTCCGGCAAGACCCGTGGGTTGTTCTCGGCGGGGAACCGACCGAAGGAAACAAGCCTGAATGATACCGCTGATTTCCGTAGAGCAGTTTTTATCCATACAGCCTTCAACAGTTATTCTTCCCTTAGATGGGGAGGGTAATCCAGACAAAGGCCGGATAGAGATAGCTCTGCGGCAATCCTCCGGCGTTATTGTAAGCCATCTTCCCTGGTTACTTGATAGGGCCGGGGAAATTGGCCGTCCGGTCAATCCGCAATTTGCCGATGCGCTGGAGGCGGTCTGCTCTGACATGGCTCTTGACCGCCTAACCGATACCGTTACCAACAGCGAGAATGCCCGGAACAAATATAAAGAAAGCCTTGCCCTTTTAGAAAAAATCAATCGGGAGTATCAGGGCGGTCTTGAGGGGCCTGGCTTCCAAGAATCGGAAGTAGTTGTTTCCGGTGAAAACGGCATCCCAGACGGTAGATTTTTTAAGAAGGGAGGCGTGTTTTAATGGCAAGCGCTTCATTCGGCTTTGATCTTAAAGAAGTTGATTCAGTAAAAAAAATGCTTGCAAACGCTTCATTAAATGCTTCAGACCGGAGCCGTCTCTTGCAAAGTATCGGCGTGGAAATGGAAGCCCAGACCCAGGAACGATTTGATACACAAAAAAGCCCTGATGGTGATTCATGGAAAACTCTAGCGCAAAAAACGCGAGAATATTATGCCGGGCAAGGATGGGCAGCCCGATCAATTTTGGTAGGCGAAGGAACCTTGCGAGACAGTATCACCAGTGAAGTTCAAGGCGGAGCTTGGTCTGTACTCGTAGGCGCGACAATGGAATATGCCGCCGTCCATCAGTTCGGCGCGGAGATAGTACCGAAAAACGCAAAGGCGTTATTTGTACCGGGCTATGGAATGTTACAGAAAGTAAATATTCCGGCGCGGCCCTATCTCGGCGTTTCTCCTGATGATGCCACAGTAATAGAAAGCGTTGTTGCAAGTTTTATTGAAGGAATTATTAAATGACCAATTACTTAACTATCCGCGATGCGGCAGTTGAACAAATAAAAATCGGAATGAAAGAGCCTAAAATGACTATTGAGGCGCATCCCGGTCTTTTTACTGAACAGTCAATTAAAAGAGACGCACAACGAACTCCGGCGATCCTGACTAGCCTTGTTAAAGCAGGNGATGGACAAGATCGCAATAGCATCATCTTTGTAAGCTGGGTTTTATACCGNGCCAGCAGTGAAGATAAATTATACGATGGAGCATTGAAGATTATATCGAAATTAATCCCCNTTATTAGAAAAGCGGATTTCGATCTTGTTATAAAGAATATAAATATTGAGGCCGAGTGCCTATATTCCGGCGCGTTAGACGCTATCAACATTACAATGTGGGCGGTCAAGTGGGAACTGGTACTCGGCGATTATGCGGTCAAGGAAGGCGAATCGCTTTTAGACCTTGATGAAGTTGGCGGTTATGACGGAACAACAGTTGTTGGAGCCGTAGAAATAAAAGATCACACANAAACGGAGGAATGATTATGCCTATACCTTTTACACAAATCCCGGANATATTATTAGTACCGGGGCAATACCAGGAAGTTGANAACTCCCTGGCCGGAAGTGTCGGCGAAATTAAAAAAGCNCTCATTATCGCTTATAAGAGCGATGCTGGTACGGCTGTTGCCGGAAAGCCTGTCAGGGTACTTTCCGATCTCAAGGCCGCATCTCTTTTTGGTTACGGCAGCCCTGCCGCGATCCTTGCAAAGACGTTTTTGGCTTTGAACAAAATCGAACAGTGCTGGGTGTTGCCGGTGCAAGTGCCGGGGGCCGCAACTCCTTGGCAGAAAAAGTTCACGGTCAATGTAACCTCGGCACAGAAAGGCGCTGCGGCTATTACGGTGAACGGCCAAAAAATTGATGCCGCCGCAATTGAGAACGAGGCTACACCTGAAGCAATTGCCGCCGCGATTGTTGCCAGAATCAACAGCGAGCTTTGGTTGCCTATTGAAGCCGAAGTTGGCGAAGACGGCCAATTTACTGTCAGGTCAGCGGTGGCAGGGACAGGCGGGAATCTCAATACCGTTGTTATCAAAAGCGAAGCAGCCGGAGTTACGATAAGTGATGGTGCGATCATTTCCGGTACACAAGTAGCGAGTATTAAAAAACTTTTTCCCGGTCTGGGAAGTGTACGCTACAATTATTTTGTTTCTGATTTTTCCGATTCGGAAAACATCGCCGCTTTGGGAGAGGAACTTATCAGCCGCTTCGGGGCCATGCGTCAGATCGGAGGCCGTGCGTTTGTGGCGCTCTCCGGTGAAATCGGCAGTGTCAGCGAACCGGAGAGCGTGCTGGGCCAAGCCGAGGCGGTGAATAATCCGCACATCGTGCTTGTTCCCCGGCTCACAAGTCCACAACTTCCCGGCGAGTGGGCTGCCCGGTGGTGCGCTATTGCTTGCCGTATTCTGGCAGATGACCCGGCTGCCAACACCTATGATCTTACAGTTACCGGTCTTACCTCCAGTGTGGAAGTAGACGCTGATACCCGGCAAATCCTTCTCACGGCGGGAATCGCCACCTACCGCTTGGATACCACCGGAAACGTACTGATAGAGCGGCTTGTAACCAGCTATACCGAGAACACGGATGGGGGCCGGGATACCAGCTACCTTGATATACAGGTTCCCGAAACTGTAGACGCTGTGCGTACTTATATCAATGCCGCAGCCAAAAAAAGGTACAAGTCATGGAAGCTGGCAAGCACCGAGGAAAACTTTGGCTCCGGGGCCAAAGTAATGACCGCCGGAATTTTCCGCTCATTCCTCTGCGAATTGTACCAAGCGGTTTTTATCCGGGAAAAACGCTGGTGTCAGGATTTTGACGGCTATAAAAATACGCTCATTGTGGAAGTCAAGAGTGGAAGCAAAACTTGGCTTGAATACAGCCATCAACCGAATCTGATCGGCCAATTCTACATTGGCGCGGGACTGCTTCAATTCAAATAGGAGGATAGGATATGAAACTTGAACGAGTACACCGGGTTATTTCATCGACATTGGGGGAGCTTCCCCTTCAGGAAGGAGGTTCGACCTTCAAACCCGCAGGGAAAAAGCGAGAAACCAAGGCAGGTGAAGTACCGGAAAATACGGGCTATACCGAGAAGCAGACCTTCGCGGAATTAAAACTCAAACTTAACGCTACCGGCACTGTGGGTGTGGAAGAGTTAAGCGACATTGAGGAAGATACGCTCACGATCTTCACTACCGGGGGTAAGCAGTACATGATGCCCAATGCTTGGGTGACGGAACCGGGCGAATTAGGCGATGCGGAAATAAGCATCACTTATAACAGCGGCACAAGTCCCCGGCTTTAGGAAGGCGTTATGAACAATAAAATTCTTTCTGAACCGGAAGTTTTTAAGCTGCGTGTCCCTATAAAGAAAGGCGAGGTCGAGTGTAAAGAATTGACGCTTAGACCGCCTTTGTTACGCGACATCTTACGGACTGACGGCCATGATCCTGAAAGTGTCGGTTATGCAAGGGCGTTACTTTCGTCTCTCACCGGTATGCCGGAATCGTTATTGGATCAACTTGTACCTGAAGATTGGGCCGATCTCCGTCTTATCTTGGCGCGAACCAATATGCGATTTATGGGACTTGTAAACCTTCTTGATGAAAAAAAAGAAGGTGAAACTGGAGACCCTACAACGGCGGAGAAGAGCGGGGAGAATACAGCGCAGCAGAATTCCGTTCAGACCTCCGCCGAATAACCTGTGAATTATTACAGATGATGCCGTCCATCAGTTTTGAGACCGTTATGGATTTTACATGGACGGAACTCAAAAACTGGCATGAGGCGGCATTTGAAGTATACAAAAATCTACGGGGTGAAAACTGATGGCGCGGGAAATCACAGCAGGGGTACTGCTAAAACTTAAAGATCAATTTTCTTCTCAAATCAAAAACGCTGGAATTTCAGTTCAAGGCTTTGCCGATAAAGCGGTCGGCATGGCCGAAAAAGTCAATAGTGCATTTTCCGGTGTTGCCGGAACGCTTGCGACACTTGGTGTCGGTATAGGAACCGCAGCTCTTGTAAAAGGCGCTATAGATTACCAATCGGCTATTACCAGAATCTGTACAAATGCCGGAGTGTATGGCCGCGAAGTAAACGAGTTTGGAAGGCGGTTGCTACAAATCTCTTATGATGCAAAAGTTCCCGAAAAAGAATTAATCGCCTTCGCCAATACAGCATCGGAAAGCGCCATAGGGCTTGCCGATATAACTAAAAATATGCCCTTCATGGCAAAGGTCGTTCAGGGGCTTGGAATAAGCGGTGAGGAGGCTGGACAGCTTTTTACTACGCTCTTTAAGCGCGGCGCTGATGCGGATGTATTAAGTGAGAAACTGAATAATCTTGCGGAAATCGGAAACCGCTTGGGCAACATGAGCATTACGCAGTTTGCAAAATTCTTACCATCATTGAGCGAAACGAGCGGAGTTGCCGTTGATAACATAGAAGATGTATACATTGCCCTCAATATGCTTGCTACAGGAACCAATAAACCACAGCAAGCATTACAGCAATATCAATCAGCGATGAATGATTTTGCAAAGTCCGATACAAGGGATGCCATACGGCGGCACATGGGTTTTGACGTTCTCAACAATGATACTGGCGAATTAAAAAGTTTTGCTGAAATCATGGAGGCGCTCTCTAAATTTGGCGAGAAGAGCGGAGCAACGGCATATTTTGACAAAGCGTTTCATTTAAGCGATTCCACTATAAAAGCCTTACGGCAGTATAATAATCATTATAAAGAGACAATAAAAAATGTCGGAGAGTTAGGCGACACTTCAAATGCCATAACGAAACGCGCAGATCAAAACGCCGGAACAATTGCGGCAAGCCTTACCAGGTTGAAAACTGCGGCTTCTGCTTTTGCGGATTCAACGCTGGTGAAGCCGGTTGAAAAACTTGCCGATTTACTGAACAAGCATCCCAGAGGGATGGAATACGCGATAAAAGGTTTGGCGGCGGCCATCGCCGCTCTTGCATTGCTAAAAAGTTTCACTACGGTTGTATCATTTATCGGTAGCATTAAAGAGTTGAAAAGCGGAGGCGGCGCGGGTATCCCCGGTGGGCTTGCCGGAGGCGGCGCTGGAATTCCGGTACACGTTACAAACTGGGGAGGGGCTGCGGGAGCGTCAATGATGCCCAAAATACCCGGAACAGGAACCGGCAATTCTGGAACCGGAAATGGGAACGGAAACGCCGGAATCCCAGCGCAACCTTCTTTGAACAAAGGAAAGCCCATAGAAGCGGCGCGGAATGCAGTAGGAAACATCAGCGGCAAACAATACGCAATGGGCGCGGCTGGTTCTGGCCTTACAGCCGCCGTTGTTAAAATTCCGCAAATGGTTAATGAGCTTGAGGCAATAAAGCAAGATGAGACACTTACCAAAAAAGAGCGAGGCAAGGCCAAAGGCGGGGCGATAGGAGACGCGACAGGCTCAATTGTCGGGGCCGCTGCTGGAGGGGCTGCGGGTATTGCGGCAGGGGCGGCGGTCGGAGCCGCTGTGGGTTCTGTAGTACCGGTTCTGGGAACCGCTGTGGGCGCGTTAGTCGGAGCCGGTATAGGCGCTCTCGGTATGTATCTTGGCGGGAAAGCTGGCCGGGCTGTTGGTTCGGCAATAGGCGGCGCGGCTGCGGGAGACGATGAAGCGGAATCCCCAGGTATCGCGCCTAAGAAAGCTGGAGGCTATAAAGCCAGCCGCTCTCGCCGTCCCCGCCAAGTAAATAAAACCGTAACTTCTCAAGGCACAATAACAGCCGAAGCGGTTTATGATGAAGCAGAGGCGCAATTTTCAGAAACTGCCTATACTGATTCTTCAGTATCCCCAAGTATCGCGCCTAAGAAANCTGGAGGCTACAAAGTCAACCGCTCTCGCTCTCCCCGCCAAGTGAATGATTTAATTGTAACNCCTCAAGGTCAATTCAGCACACACCCGGATGATTATATTTTTGCAATGAAAAATCCGGCATCACTTGTTAATAACGAAATAAAAAACGAAGTCCGCACAGTTGAACGAGTTCCACAGGCGATCCCTCCTGTAATTGTAGAGGGAGAAATTGAATTAAAAAGCGAACTTGTTATTGATGATAAGGGTTATAAACTCNGGCAGCGAGTCGGTAAAAATACCACCCCTTATAAATTCGCAGTTGGAAGCGCGGCAAACGCGAGGGTGATACAATGAGTACCAACGCGCAATTTGACGCATCTCTTCCCACACCCTATAAAGAAAACTGGAGGGAAGCCTACCGCGCAGACTCCAGTGAAAGTCCTCGCATGGCCAGTTATCAGGCTCCGGGCGGTGAAGCAATTCCCTTTATACAAAAAAGTTTTCGTTTCTCCGGTGGACAAGCAAAGGACACAGCGGAGTATCCTTTCGGTGGATTGTGGTCAAACGAGTATCTGAATGAAAAACCGCAAAGCCTAACGGTAGACGGATACTTGCGCGGCCCAGCATACATCGCGCNGCGAAATAAATTAATANAGGCATTGCGTATTCCTACCGATGACGATAATCCCGGCTATATTGATTTGCCATTCTGGGGCAGGTTCCCGGTTGTTGTAAGNGATAATTACGAAGTATCGGAAAATGCCGATGAACAGGGGCAGTGCGCGGTTTCAATCACATTCACTCGCGCTGGGGTCAGTATTACTGACCGTTTGGACGCGCTACC